GACATATGATAATATAGTATTACAAGCAGAAACAATTGAAGAGATAGAAGAAGTATTAGATGAGTTTATAAGATGGGAAGAAGAGTTTACTGAACCTGTTATAGAACCACCTACAGTTGTTGTATTACCACCTGTATTTGAAGAAGAATTTTTAGAAGAATTTGTATTAGAAGAAGAACCAGTAGTAATAGAAACACTAGAAGAATTAGAAGAAGAGTTTGAAGAAATAGAAATTTTACAGGTCTTTGGTGGCCCAGAAATAATCGAAGAACCTTTGGAGAGTACAAATAATGAACCAGAAGAAGTTGAACCAGAGATTGCACAAGCTGTTGAGCTTGAAGAAGAGGTCGTGGAAAACGAACCTGCAACAACTGCCAGTACCGAGGTGGAAGAAACTGCATCAGAACCTGAAGTGGAGCAGACCATAGCAAAGGAAGAAACTGTTGAAGAAAATGTGCCTACTGTAACAGAAGAACCTAAAGAAGTAGTAGCAGAAAAACCTGTTATTAAAGAGTTTTCGGTAGATGTAGCTAACGTAGAAGCACAAGTTAAAGCTAGAGTTAAATCTGTTGAGCAACAATTACAAGCTGTTAGTATTATTGCTGCTAAAGCTATGACTAAAACACAAGTAAATCTTGGTCAATACACTAATAAAAACGACCAAATGTTTGATAATAGAAAAATTTATGAGAACAAAACCTATAATGATGTGGTATTATTAGATGAATATATGGTAGATATATATACAAAGGATAACAGGGTAGCACAGATTACAATGAATGACCCTGTATTAAAATATCAAAATGATTTGCGTGAAGCTACATTTAAAAGACAACAAGCTGAACGTGAACTAAAAAGATTACGAGGTTTTTAACATGGCAGAAAGTTTTATGAGTAGCATAATACCTGAAGAAAAAGGTCCAACTATATTAAGTAAGAATATAAAAAGTGGAACAAAGAAAAAAGAAAATACAACAGAAAAAGATTTGTCTGTTTACGTAAATCACATAAAAAAATTAGAAGGTAAAAAATTAACTGCTTATAAACCTGTAGATACAGAAGAACATTATACTGTTGGTTATGGACATTATGGACCTGATGTTAAAAAAGGAATGACAATAACTAATGAACAAGCAGAGAATTATCTTAAAGAAGATATTCAAGAACGATTAGTTGCAATAAAAAAAGCTATACCTAATTTTGACAATATGCCTATAGATACTAAAAAACATCTTTTAGATTCTTGGTTTAGAGGGGGATTGTCTGGCAGTCCTAAAACTATTGATTTAATTAATCAAGAAAATTATGCAGAAGCAAGTACAGAATTTCTTGATAATAATGAATATAGAAACACTAAATTAACTGGTGTAAAAAAACGGATGGAAGCTACTTCAGAAGCTATAGCTAGATTAGCAATATAAGGAGAACAACATGGATATAGTAGAAACATTAAAAAAATATGCAGTATTAGTTGGGATAGTATCTACGTTAGGTGGTGGGTTCTATGCTTGGGGTGTATTTAATAATAGACTTGATGAGCTTGAACAATCTACTAGCACTAAAAAAATAAAAGACCTAAGTAAACAGGTAAACATACAGGACAAAAGACTTGAAGTTCTTGAAACTAGATTTAATGAATTTAAAATCACAGTAGAAAATCCATTAAAATATTAAGGAGGACACATGAGTTTAGATAAAGATAAAATCAAAGAAGAACTAAAAGAATTTTCTGAAGATGCTGCTGAAGTTATTGGAGATGCACTAAAAAAACATTTCTGGAAATCAGCTAAAGCTGCTTGGAAAAACTTTTCTATTGTTCAAAAACTATATGTTGCTGGTGCGTTTTTTATATATTCGTATTTGCTATATTGGATTTAAACTAATTTCTTAATCCAGTTGCCATCATCATCAAGTACCATAGGCAGTAGTCTTGGTATCCCATGTAAGATGATGCCACATCCAAGTATAAACCTATTCTTAAAGTTCTTGGCATAAGCAAATGCTAAGGACTTTTGGTTTATAAGACATCCTACATTCATTCCCCAAAACAAATTGTCTGGGTTAGCCCACCATGATACAAGAAACTTAGTGTGGTAATGACCTTGGACACAGTTCATACCCATAGTTTGTGATACCTTTAATACATCTGCTGCTTTGCCATGAGTAAACAAACATCTTCTACCATTTGATAAAGTAATAACTAGGTCATCAATCCATTCCCATCTTTTTGTACCAAGAAAATCTGCATAAGATTTAAGAAACTGTCTGCTCATACCATTCTTTAATGCTCTACGAAATACCATAGATGAATGATTAGATTCTACTTCGATAACTTTTGGGAACATAGATTCAAGTTCTTTGATATACTCACGAGCTAGGGTTAGCTCATCCCCTGGAGATGGTAAGTCAGGGTCGTGGTCGTGCATATTAATAGCATGGAAATCTAACAAGTCGCCAATGTTAATTATATTGTCTGGTTTAAATTCTTTTTTGACTGCAGATAAAAAAGCAAACGAATCTTTGTGATGATAAGGTATGTGTAAGTCGCTGATTACCAAGACTTTTTTATTCACAACAATACTTTACACAAGTTATCCACATTATTCAACAGACTTGTGTGGTGGATTTAGTTCTTCAAACAAAGTCAACAATCTTTTTTGCAACAAGTTTTTAAATTTTTCTTCTGTCAAATCAAACTGTTGTTTATCATTTAATTTTGCATGACATATATTTTCTGATTTGACAGTAAACATAATATCTTTTGCAAGTTCATTTACAAAATTAGTCATTTATTCTCCTCCGTATTCGCCATACTGTTCTTGGAAAAATGGTAGTGGTGCATCTTGTGGTCGCTTACCATCCATGTAATCTTGTCCATGTCCATAACCTAAATTGTATGCGAAAACTAATAATTGTTCAAGATTGTTTAGTTGACCATCAGTTAGTTTGTGTGTTGCTGAAAACTTGTCAGCATTGTTAAACATATAACCAATGTATTCAGCAATTGATTTAAAATTATCTGCTTTCAGCATAACATCTTGTCCATCATCTGTCATAATGCTCATAAAATTACGCATATTATACCTCCCTATAGATTTTTTTTTGAAAAAATGGTAGTATTAACCAAGGTTGAGTTCGGTCAAACATTGGTTTGGTAACGTAGAAAGCTAAGAGATTAGCACTAGAACTCAACACTTTTCTCCTTAAAGTAATCACAAAAAGAATTTACTCGGCAATAATGTTGACACCTTACATCTTCCCCTGCTCTAAAAACTACAGTACATCCTTTGCCTTCTACTAATTTTTTATCTTTTAAATATTGTTTAACTTGGTCTTTGTTGTCTAAAACACGAAGAGCAGTTTTTCTACCATCTTTCATAATGGCATACTTATCATCTTTTCTCCATCTTTCTTTAGCAGAACATACATCTAACTCTTCTGTTGACCCAACAAGACTTGCTTCCTGATGTGCCTTAATCCTAGCCAATACATAATTGTCTTGCTCTTCTTCTGACCACTTGCGTATTGGTATCATAACAACTTGTTTCTTTGGATAGTTATCTGATGTCATAGTCTTCAGCTTAGACCAATCTCTAAGTATAGCCATAATAGATAACGATTTAATTTTAAGTTGCTTACCTCGTTTATTTTTTATAGGAGTATCTGTATGCCTAGACAAGTAATCTAAAACATTTAGTTGTTGTTCCCATTCTGACTTGCCATTTTGAATTGCATCTAAAGCTGACCATGCAGATGTAACTTTAAAATCTATAAGCTCTCCTTTAGCTGTAAGCAAATCAAATTGTCCAGATAATGTCCATCCATGCACTTCATGAAACAATCTTAGTTCAGATATATCTTCATCAGTTACTGCTCGTTCAATAACAGAGTGGACACTACTACCAAGCAATGCAAAAATTTTATCTGATACATCTTCTTGTATTTCATCCCAATGTTTTTCTTCAAGCACTTTTATACGAGGTGGTGCAATCAAGCGAGTTGTGGATATGTCGCTACCTGACCCATCATAGGGGTCATTCAACACTGCTCGTTTAATTACACCAGGTAGATTAGATTTGTTTGTTAGTTTCATATTTAAAAAGGAACATCATCTGTGCCAAGCTCAACACCATTGTTCCCATCTCCCATGTCAATGTCGTTGCCTTCTAATTCTTTACAACGCATAACCATTCTTCTTATGCCATCTGACAATTGATTAAATGCTTCCTTGTTACCTTGCTGATATTCATCAACAGAAAAAACAAGAGCATCGTTGTATTGTTCTGGCATATCATCTCCTTTTGGTAATGGCATAATCCCAGAGATTTTAGATTTACCATTGTTGCCCTCTAATACATTAAGCATACAGGCAACTCCTTTTAAATTAGAAATGTCAAACCCTTGCTTTTCAGTTTCAGTAAAAGCTCTACCCCTCCACGATGTTAAGTCTGCACCCAAGTTAGACTTCTCGTGAAGAGATAGAGTATAAAATTTACTAATTGTCATTGGCTCTCCATTCATATTGTCTTGACCAGGTATCTCCCAGATTAACATGACCTGTCTTTTCCATGATACCTCGCCACTAAATTCTTGTCGCTGTGTGCCTAAGTCTATAATTTTTACACATCTAGCTTTGTGAACTCCTGCTGGTACTTGGGCATATCCCCCACTACCATCATTTGTTGTTGCTACTATTCCCATAATAAATCTCCTTTCTAATCAGTTTACAAGAGTTAACTTTCGATGTCAACAATTAATTGACAAGAGTTAATAATAGTTTAACTTATCTTATTATGGATAATGTAACTGAGATTAAATATAAACTAGCGACCAAAAGAAAGATTGAAGTTGTAAACAAATATGGTGGGAAAAGACTAAGTGAGATACTGAAGATATCTCATCCTGCTATATCCAAGTGGAAAGTCATCCCACCTTATAGAGCATATCAGATAGCCCAGCTTGGGGATTTTGATATGGAATACATAAGACCTGACCTAGATTTATCTGTCAATTTATAACATGGCAATGCTATGCGATACCATTGCGATAGCATAACACTATGCTACTTTTTGCCAATGCGATTTTATCCCCTTCATCTTCATCTTCATTTTCAACTACACCTACAACTACAAACAAGATAGTAGTTGACAGTAGCTACAGCTTTGTGCTACATTAAGAAGAGTTAAGGAGGGATAGTGAGAAAGTCTAATAAGCAAGAGCCAAGTCCAGCATTTCAATTCTATGCTAGTGATTGGATAAGCGACCCCAACAGAATGATGATGTCATTAGAAGAGCAAGGTGCATATATTCTATTGTACTCTCATTGTTGGCGAGGGCATAGCATACCCACCGACATGGAAGTCTTAGCTAGAATGTGCAACTGTTCACTAGATAAAATAAATAAAATATTTCCTAAGATAGAACATTTGTTTGAAAAGAAAGATGGTTGCCTTATATGCATACAAGCTGAAGAAGAGAGAAGAGAACAAGCTATAAATAGAAAGAGAAGAAGTTTGGCAGGAAAGAAAGGTGCGAAGAAACGATGGGAGATGAACGAATAAAATGGTTAATGCTTATAATGGTCAAGTCTTTTATACTGACTGCAGTAGTTATTATAACTTCCTTGATGTGTTTGGTAAGGAGCATAGCTTTCAAACTTTTGATGACAAAGGAAAGAACAGGAAACTTATTAAGCAATTTCATGGAACGATTAAAGAGCATTTTCATGCGTTAGCTGAATTGAATAAGCAAGGTGCAGGAATTTTTTTTACTGTTAATGAAACTAATTTACTAGGCAGAACTACTGACCACATATTAAAAGTACGAGCTTTGTTTATAGATTTAGATGGCACACCATTACCAGAAACATGGGAACTATTACCACACGTTGTAACCAATACAAGTCCAGGCAAGTACCATGCGTACTGGTTGGTCAAGGATGTACCACTTGTTAGCTTTAGTTTGTTTCAGGAATCACTTGCTAACAAATTTAAATCTGACCCCAAAGTAAAAGACTTGCCAAGAATTATGAGGGTGGCAGGATTCTATCATCAAAAGAAAAAACCATTTCCAGTTACCATACATCAGATTGCTTCAAGGATTGAGCCATACACAAGGGCAGATATAAAAAATAGTTTAGGATTAAAAAGACCAGAGCAAAAGGTTTATACATTTGACAAGTCAGAATACAAAGGCAAGTACACAGGCACAAGACAAGGTGCGACAAAAGGCGACAGGCATGAGCAACTTGTAAAGATTTTAATTGCTATAAGAAAGAGGGGAGAAAGTTTTGAGTATGCAAAGGAAGAAGCATTAGAGTTTGCTAGAAACTGCAACCCACCAGAGAGTCCAAGAGAAGTTATGTTTCAACTAAACGATATATGGAGAAGATATGCACCAGCTTAGATTGTATCAAAAGAAAAGCATACAAAATATACGAAATGCTTTTATAAAAAACAAAAGAAAAATATTATTAGTTGCACCTACCGGGAGTGGTAAAACAGTTGTGGCTAGTGAAATGATACGAAGAGTAGTGCAGGGTGGCAAGAGTTGTTTGTTTGTAGCACACAGAAGAGAACTTATAATGCAATGCTCTAACAAACTACATGACTTTGGTGTTAATCATGGTGTGCTTATGGCAGATAAAAGTCCTAACCCTTTGGCTAGTTGCCAAGTTGCAAGTATCCAAACTTTTACTGCTCGTGTAGATAGAGATGATTTTATAAAACCCGAAGCTGATTTAATAATTATTGATGAAGCACATAGGTCAGCTAGTGATTCTTTTAAAAATTTACTAAGAGAATATCCTAATGCTTATGTTATTGGTCTTACTGCTACACCTATTAGGTCAGATGGTAGAGGATTAGGTGGTATCTATGAAAAAATCGTGCAATGCTCTACTGTAAGAGAGCTGACTGAACAAGGATACCTTGTGCCTAACAGGATTGTAGCTCCAACGATACCTGACCTTAAAGGATTAAAGATTATAGCAGGAGATTACGACAAGAAAGGTCTTGATAAGACAATGAATGTGCCTAAATTAATAGGGGATGTTGTTACACATTGGATTAAACACGCAAATAATAGACCAACTGTTGTATTTTGTACCTCTATAAAGCACAGTAAGTACGTTTCTAACGTGTTTAACGACAATGGTATACCATCAGGTCATATTGATGGAGAAATGCCTGAAATCGAAAGAGAAGCAGTCTTATCAGATTTAAGGAATGGCAGGATAAAAGTATTATCTAACTGTCAAGTGTTAACTGAAGGGTGGGATTGTCCAAAGGTAAGCTGTGTTATTATATGTAGACCTACTAAATCATTAGGACTCTACTTGCAGATGGTTGGCAGGAGTCTTAGACCTTTCCATAACAAGAAAGATACTTTAATTATAGACCATAGTGGTTGCGTGTATGAGCATGGTTTTCCAGAGGAAGATAGAGATTGGAAACTAACTATGACTAAGATTAAAGCTAAAGATAAAAGAATTGTAGAGCCAATAGAAAAGCAACCAGTTACTTGTCTTGAATGTGATATGGTTTACTCTCCAACAAGAGAGCAACGAGCTTGTCCACAATGTGGACACATCCCTACTAAGAAAGAACAGAAGATATTAATTAAGCAGGGTAGATTAATTGAAGTACCAAAAGAAAAAATAGAAGTAGAGTATGATAAGAAAGATTTTTATGGAGAGCTGTTGTATTATTCAAGGCAACGAGGATACAATGATGGGTGGGCTAGTCATGTGTTCAAGGAAAAGTATAAACACTTTCCTTATAGTAAAAAGATTCCACCAAAAGTAACAAGCCAGTATGTACTAAACTTTATTAAACACCACAATATAAAACAAGCTAAAGCAAGAGAGGTAAGCAGATGAGCTTTGATGATTTACTAGAATTTAAACTTGAGAAACTTAGAGAGATAGGTCTTAAACACGCAGAAGCTAAACGTAAACTAGCTATTATGGAACATGGTCGTAAGATTTTATTAGCTAAATTAATGAAAGAGAAACAACTTAATAAGACAGGTAAGGAACTGCCAGTCAACGCACAAGAACGTGAAGCTAGGTCAGATGAAAGATACCAGAATCATATTACAACACTAGGTATTGCAATAGAAGAGGAAGCTAAATGGGCATGGGAAAAAAAGATTGTAGATATAAACTTTGAATCTTGGAAAACTAAAATGATTAATAATACAGTAGAGAAAAAACATTATGGCTAGATATTTCTATAGATATAGTTGTTGGTGGGAGGATGCAGTATCTAAATGCGAATGGGAATCTATTGATACTGCTATTTTAACCTTGCCAAAAATCTGTTATACTGAAGGGTACTTAATAGAAAAGAACAAGAACTGTCTAATATTTACCATGACATTTCAAGGTCAAGAGGTTGGAGAACAAATGGTTATTCCTCTCAAGTCTGTTAAGAAATTAATAAAACATAAAGACAAGTATATGTTAAAAGATATGCCCTATGGTACGTTCTAAAACTAAGAAAGAAAAAGAACACATGGATAGAGTAGCTAATTTAGGTTGCTTAATCTGTCGTAAAGAAGGCAATCCATTTAGTCCTGCTGAACTACATCACATAAGAGATGTAAGAATCACAGGTCTAGGACAAAGAGCAAAACATACAGAGGTAATACCACTTTGTGTTGCTCATCACAGGATAGGTAAAGAATCTTTTCATTATAACAGTAAAGCATTTACTAAAAAATGGGGAAGTCAAAAAGATTTACTTGTTGAAACATTAAACTTATTAATTCATGATAGTTTATTTCAGGAGGAATAGTATGGTAGTAGTTAAGAAAGATGGTAGGTTACAGGAGTTTGATGATTCAAAATTATTAAAAAGCATTGGCTCTAAATACAAAGCAGTCGAGTGCGTAAATATTATTAGTCAAATAAAGAAAGAATTAAATACCAGATTCATAGAATTTTATCCTAATACTGACAACATTCAAGACCTTGTTGAAAAATATATGTTGCTAAACAAGAAGAATGAGCTACCCGATTCGTAGGAGAAAGAAGATATTGGAGGTATCTTTTGTGGGTAGCTCAATAATATTATATACTATTTAGATTTTTTTTGCATAGTTTTCTTTCTTGCTTTAACTGACCTTGCGTGTTTCTTCTTCATCTCTGTTTTTCTATTAGCCATAGATTGAAAGAAACCACCTTTGTTAAGCTCAAATTTTTTACGTTCTGCCATCACAAACACCCCTTAATTAATATTGATACAAATAATATTATGTTGATTACTAATAAACTAACTATAGCTATTGCCATCATATCATAACTGCTCATTGGTTTCCTCCTCCAATTCTTCTTCCCCTATTTCGTAGCCATGTAAGTCTATCAGCTTGTCAACATATTGTATCTTTGCTTCTTCATAGCTATCATGGCTATCACAATAAACTGTATTACCTAGTTTATCCCAAATCATATATCGTTTTGTTTCACTCATTATTACCCCCCTCTTCTGGAACATGGTCATATTGGTCATGCTCCAAATCTTCATGAGCCATAATCTCACTATCTTTTGGACTATAACCTTGTTCTATATATTCAGAATATCGTGATTCTAAAAATCTTTCTGTATATTCATTTGACATATTACTCTTCCTCCTTTTCTTTTTTTAATGCATTATCTATACAAGTAAAAATACGTTGCACAGTATCATCATCTAATATCTCATGATTAAATTTATAAAAATCTTTCATAAGACCTTTGTCATCATGTGTTCTGACAATAAATTCTATTTTAGTTTGATAATCCTTATCCATTGTTCTCCTCCCTAAATGCAGTATAACCTCTTGGACTTCCATCTAAATTAAATATAGCTTTAGATAATTTATATTGCGTTACTGTTTGCAATCCTAAATCTTTAGCTATTTGTTTGCTACTTTTAAAACTTGAATAGCTAAGAGAATCTAAAACTATATCTCCTTCTGATATTGTAGTGGTCTTAGTGTCAACATTATAACTAACACTTAAATTGTCTTTGTCTTTGTACTTATCTAACATAAATACCTCCTATATGTAAGCAGTTTAAAAACGATACTTAGGTTTTATAATACTTTACA